GTCATTTTTGTTGCACAGCGAACATGGCTTTAAGCAGGCTCCGTTGGAAGAAATCACACAAGAGCAGTATGAGGCATTGGTCGCATCGACAAGGCTCATCTCTCACGTTGATGAAGCCAACATCGGTTTGGACGATGCTGATTGCGCCAGCGGTGCATGTCCAATTCGGTAATACGTCAGTGATATAACAGAGCCGTCGCAGGGAAACCTCGACGGCTTTTTTACTGAAAGGTATTAATGAAACGTGCAGAAAAGACCGTCACAGAACGAGTCAAGAAAGAGAAGTTTGTTCGTGATGATTTTCCAATGCTTACAGCTAGGAACGAAACACAGAAGGAGCTAATTAGTCAACTTATTACAAGCACTCTCGTAGCTGCAACGGGTAGTGCTGGCACTGGAAAGACCATCATCGCTTGCTGGCATGCCGCCTACAAGCTCCACATCGGTGACATCCGTAAGGTGGTACTCATCAGGGCTTATCAGCCCCTTGCAGGGCGTTCTATTGGCTTTCTACCGGGTACGCTGGATGAGAAGCTGATGCCGTACTACCAGCAGATGATTGACTACTTCGAAGACTATCTCGGTAAGGCAACAACAGAGATTCATTTGAAACAAAAGACAATTGAAATCTGTTCGCTAGAGACTATTCGTGGTCGCTCTTGGGAAAGAGCCATCATCATCGTTGACGAGGCGCAGTCGTTGTTTGTGCCAGAAGTACAAGCTCTTGTTACTCGCATCGGTGAAGGCAGTCAGATGATCTTCTGCGGTGATAACAGTGGTACACAAACTGACGTTAGAATCGGCATGGACGGACTGACATATCTGGAACAGCTTGTTTCACGTTATGAAATCGATAACGCTGCCTTTGTTAAGTTTACACGTGATGACATCGTTCGCTCTGGCATTACCAAAGACTTTGTTGTTGCCTTTGAAGAAGAACTACAGCGCACTGATCCGCTAGTATCACTGTCTGATATTGACAGGCAGTTTAAGAAAGGAAGATGATATGGAAATTATTATTCGCCCACGACTCGGTTTTGGTTTCGACATTGAACATAATGAAGATATTTGCTATCGTGCTGGAGAGAGTAGCGAAGAAGACAAAGAAACAGTGTTGTTGTGCTATGTAGGACTTCTTATTAAGGTTCCATTCTTCACCATCTATCTCGGTGAGTTCTTTGAGCGAAATAAACTCAATGACGATTGAAGTCAATATAACAAATGTAATGGTGAATAGAGCTAGAAAAAAAGTAAAGGAGATGGGAACGCTCAAGAACAGCATCACAATGGGAATGGGTAATCTTGTCGGCTTTATCGGTGAGGAAGTGGCAATGTATGTGCTGAAGAAGCAATCATTCAATGCTATTCACGTAAATACATTTGACTATGACATCATCGCCAATGGGATAAGGATAGACGTCAAATCAAAGTCAACGTCTGTACCACCCCTACCGCATTACAGCAACAGCGTTGCCAACTTCAATACCACTCAAGACTGTGACGTCTATGCGTTTGTACGTGTCAAAAAAGATTTGACTACAGCGTGGTGGTGTGGTGTAATCGATAAAGATCAATTCTTCAAACACGCTGTGTTTATGAAGAAAGGTCAATTGGATGCTGATAACAAATATGTTATCAAAGCAGACTGTTACAACCTTCCAATCTCAGGACTGAGAGAAACGCTATGAAGTTTTTGTTCAACAAAGACCACTTCATTTCCAAAGAATCCATGTTCGCATTTCAAGAAGGATACTTCGCCTTTCAGCGCGGATGGATCGTATCTAAGTACAATCCAGAAAGCGTCAAAGGCAAGGAATGGCAGCGTGGTTTCGACTACGGATACTTTGAAAATCTGCGTAGGCTGCAACATGGACGCTACTGATCACAAGGGCACCATCATCATCAAATCAAACGATGAGGATATGGAGCTGTATATAAGCAATGACTTAACTAAGGCGCAGACGTTGCAGATATTGTTGGAATGTCTGCATGTCATTAGACACACTGACATTGATGACGACGATGCCATTGCGTTTGAAACAGGCAACGCTATTCACTAGCCTCATTAGTTAAGTGGCATAACATCGGTATCAACAAAGAAGCCCCCGAAAGGGGGCTTTGTCATTTCTACGAAGACCGGAATAACAGTCGTAAACGACTTAGTGTCTACAATTACTTACGTTTAACAAGACCACCTTTGTTGAATTTATCAGTGAGGTCAACGATCTTGCCTGCAGCCTTCGTGTCGGTGTCGCTTACATTGACAAGATTGTATAGCTGTTGTAGGTTGTCAGCTTTCTCTGTAGCGTTATTCTGTCGCAACACTTCTGATGCTCTCTTAAACACTGGTGCCTTAAACTCCAACTGAGTAATGGCAGCACCATATCCGTGACCCATGCCCGTCTTCGCTGTCGTAAGCTTGCCCATGTTGGAGATGGCATAGAGATATTCTTTAGCGTTGCGATAGGTATCTAACGCTTGCTTCTGAGTCATGGTAGTGCCTTTAGTGTCAGAGACAATCTTGTTAATATTTTCTCCAGCTTGTTTCTGACGCTCCCTATATTTCTCATACTGAGGAATCTTCTCAGCAATCTCCATCTGCGTCTGAACATCAGAGCGCCTACGCATCTTGTCCATCTCTGGCATCGCAGACTCTGTTTCAAACATATCTGCTCTCGGTAGATTCAGCGGACGAGTATTACCGGGAACACCAGTGATAGCTCTAGCGATGGTATTGAGGTCTTTCTTCGCATATTGATCTGTTGACATATTGACACGTGAGAACACGTAGTCGGCATATGGCATCTCATAGGAGACGAATTTTTCAGGGTCTTTTCCACCGAATCTGTTGCTGGTAAAGTTTAGATTGACATCGCTTGTCAATGACGGAGCACCAACATTAAGCTCATCGTGCTGACTTGTAAACGTCGAAGGTCTAGCAAAGCCAGATTCTTTGATGGCTTCAATGTTCGACTTTACATTGCCGTGATACAGCACCTTGGCAGGAACGTTAGCATGCTTCCGACGAAGGCTGTCTAGTTCCTTTTGTTTTGCCTGCAGAGTCATCATCATGAGACGCTGATCTTTACGAGTAGTTAGATCGGCTTCCCTGCCATACTTGCTTCTGAAGTCTCCTTGAGCAACACCAATGACAGCATCATCAAAGGCTTCAGTATCTGGCATACGTTTAATACGCGAATAGTTGTATTCCCGATATTTGCGAATGTCTTCAAGAACAGCATTACGCTGCCCTTTTCTGATGAAGCTCTTTAAGTCGCCACTGAGAAATTCTGTTGCCACTTGAGGCTCAGGAACATCTTCAACGTCCACCATCGGCTTTGCTTTGAAGTCAGCACCAACCTCTTCAGACGGAACATAATTTTTCGGCTTATACGGCAACGGAGGCTGTTCTTTGTAGGGAATGCCTTTGAGCCATGCTGCCGTGACTTGAAGATCATTAGCGAAAGCTTCATTATCAAGCTTCTTTGCATTGAAGACGTTAACAGTGTTGTTGTCTTTTAAATAGGCTTCAGCAGCAGCGTAGTCTTCGTCGCTGAAAGCTTTGTTAGGGAAGTTATATTTAGACTCTGGCGCTGCCAACATCTCATCAGTCTGTGCAGCAACATTGCTTTCCTTAGCCATGCGCTCAGACAACGACGGTGTAACAGGCTCGTCAGCAACAGCCTCTACAGGCTCGTCAGCAAGCGTTGACGTAGGTGGGCTAGGCTCTGCTGCTTTCACAGCCTTAGAAGCCTTTTTAGGGGCTACCAGAGCCTTCTTAACCGGTGCTGCCGGTGCAGCTTCCTCTGCCATCTGCTCTGACAGCGACAACACCACCTTTGGTGCAGCTTTGCTGGCTACTTTGCTGGTGAGTTTATTGATCAAGCCCATAATTATTTCCCGAACAAGCTAGTCATCTGTTGTACCATGCCGCCTTTGGCAAACTTAACATTTCCAAAGTCGCTGTAGTTAGGAAGCAAGTTATAGGCTTTGTCGTCTTCCATCGTCCTGCCACCGTGATCACGTGCGTAACGCTGGTTAACAATCTTCTTCTCTTCGCTTGACAGACGTAGATAACGAATGCGATCAATTTTGTCAGGAAACTTCTCTTGAAATGTTCCTTCTGTCCTATCCTTAGAGATTTCAACAGCCTTCTTGATGGCATTGTCGATTATCATTTTCTTTTCTTCGCTTGTCCCATCCTTGTAGTCAGGACGACGAATCACTCCATCAACAAAGTCGAGCGCATACTTGTTGGTGTTCTGGATGTACATGCGATCAAATTCTTTGTCGCCACTAGGACGTCCATACACTTTGTACAAGTCTGTGCTATGCCTGATGATTTCTTCTTCAGCATTGCTTCGGCTTGTCGTTGTTCTAAAGCCAACGAGTCGATTAAAGAATTCACCTTCCTTTGAAG